TTCCGCAATGCGAGTGCCAGCGCCAGGCTGCGAACCAGCAGGCAAGCCACCAATAATGTTTTGGGCCAACTCCATGCGCTGTGCAAAGCCAGCAGCATTGGCTTGGCCTTCTGTTGGAGCGCCGCCAGCGCCTTTGACCTGTTGCCCACCAGCAGCCATGACTGGCAATGCCATCCCGCCTGGAGCCGTTGGCACATAAACCATGCCACCGCCTTCAGTTTCTTTAATCTGATAGCCGCCGCGATCAAACTCTCTTTGGCGTAGGCCAAGACCTCCTTGAGCCACAGCCAAATTGCCAAGTGCAACACGGTTGGATGCAACTTCACCAGGCGTCATTGTCTGTTGGTAGGTTTCACCACCGCGCAGTGCTGACTTATTGATGGCCACAGTCTGACCACCAAAGTTCTGCAACACTACTTCACGCTTGGGGCCGTAGCCAGACATTGTTTGCAGCTTGCCGTCTTTGTACTGCTGCACAAGAATTGGTTTGCCTGTTGCATCTGTAACTTCAAATGGCTGGCCAACCACTTCAGCGCGAGGATTCAATTTCTCTGCCATGGTCTGATATTTTTCAGCATCAGCAATGCGGCCATTTGCAGCCAAGATATCGGCTGCGTTTTGGTACTGCGTAGCCTTGATCTGGTTTGGCGTCATTTCAGGAATGACGCTGGCCATCTCAGCACGCTGCAATGTTGGACCGACTTGGCCACCAGGCGCAGCCAAAGCCTGTTGCGCTGGAGAAAGTATTGGTGGCTGCTTGGTCAATGCTCCAGCAACTTGCGTCTGCACAGTTTGCGCAGCCTGCATCTCCTTTAACTTCTCACCCAGCAGCAAGTCTTGCAGCGATCCAGCACGCGCCTGCTGGTAGCCTTGCTGACCCGCCTGCAAAGCCGCGCCAAGGGCTTGGCCAAGATTGCCGCGCTGACGGCTGGGGCCACTGGCTTGCAATAAAGCAGCCGCCGCCGACAAGTTGGCGTTGCGCCCCATCAGCCTGCGCTGGTCATCATTAAACAGGGCATCAAGCCCTGATGGCGTACCACCTGGGGCAAACATATTCATGAAGTCAATTGCCATGTCTTACTCCTTAACGCAGCAGGCCAAGCAGGCCGCCACCAACAGCACCAACGGCTGTGCCGATACCTGGAACAACGCTACCTAATTGAGCGCCAGCCAATGCACCACCTAATGCACCAGCAGCCGGGTTGCTATACATCGGAGTGGCCACAGTGCCGCCCAGGTTGGCGGGTGTTGCACCCAAGCTGGACTGCACCACGCCAAGGCGTTGCAAGCCAATGTTGCGAATGGCGTCCATCTGCTGCTGGTCGGCTGCTTGACGCGCACCACCTGCCGCCATGACAGCCTGCGCACCACCAAGGCGCAATGCCTGCTGCTGTGCAGCCAAACTGCCAAGCTGCTGTGCGCCACCAAGGCGCAACTGAGCACCAGACAAGCCAGCCGCTTGGTTGGCCGCAGCAGCTTGCTGTTGGCGTGCCAAATCGGCAGCCTGCAATTGGACTGCGTTGTTGAATGCGTTTTCGTTGAGTTGCGTGCCAAGCGTGCCAGCTTGTTTTGCAAAGCCCAAGTTGGTAATGCCCTCAGCCACAGCTTGGCGTGAACCGCCAAATGCGCGGGCTTGCGTAGCCCGTTCACCAGTTTGCTGGATGGCCGCTTGGCGTGCGGATTCCAAATCAGCCAAGGCGTTTGCACGCACTTGGCTGGTGTAGGGGTTCATGTAGCTGCCAATGGAGCCGGGGCCAGTCATGCCAAGGTTGGCTTGACCAGCAGTCTGCATGGCTGGCTGGTACACACCGCCATACGCAGCCATTTGCGCGGCCAAGTCAGTTCCGGCAATGCCAGGGCCAGCCAAGCTGGTGTTGACCAAAGCCTCTTCACCAGCTTGGTACATCGGGTTAAACCCAGCAAACTGTTGCGTGGGTAATGCACTGGCCACGCCCTGTGCATTTTGAAAGTTGGCTAAAAATGCCTGCTTGATGTCTGGATCAACCGCATTGGTCGTGACATCTGGTGCGCCGCCTTTTGACATTTTGTACCCCTTAATCCAAAAGTGATTTGATTTTCTTGGCTGGAATCTTGCCTGCATTGATCATGTCCAGCAAGCCTTTGCCGTACTTGTTCACAGAAGATTTCTTCACCACATATTCGCCAACCTGGGCGTTGATCTGGCCATCGTCTGGGGTTGATGGGTTGTTTCCTGTAACACGGTCAATTAAGCCGCCGTTGTACCAGCCTGCATCAGCGCCGCCTTCTCCGCTGTTACTCATGCCGCCGCCTACGCCTGTGGTCCCGCCACTTGCCCCACTTCCACCACCAGCATCGCCACCGCCACTTACATCTACCACACCGCCTGAAGTGTTTTGCGCAGCCAATTCATTTGCACGTTGCTTCACAAAATTAGACAGCAGCTTGGGATCGTAGATCGTGGGGTCATAGCCACCCATAGCCAAGCCGCTTCGTGCCGTGGCGTAAGGGTTGCCCACAGGCTGCATCTGGCTCATGATTTGGCCATAAGGCGACACGCCGCCAGTCACATTGGGGTTGTACTGCGCACCAATTGGAATGGATGTGTAATTGCGAAAATTCTGCTCAAAGCCCTGCGTGGCGTTTGAAAATGGCAGCAAATTGCTGACTCGGTTTTCAACCTGATTGACGGGCATACCAGTCGTTCCAGCAACTTGGTTGCTGTTGATGCCAAGGCGCTGCATTTCGGCCAGGATTTGGGCATCTGTCAAACCAGGAGTTTGCAAATATTTTGCAAAGTCTTGTTGATTTGTGCTGGTGTTGACCACGTTGGGCGTTTTCACCGTCATGCGGCTTTGCACCTGGTCAACAGGCACACCAGTCAAAGTGGATATTTGCTGCGCATTGACCCCAAGGCGACCTGCTTCTGCTGCGATCTGCGCATCTGTTAAGCCTGGCGTGCTGCGCAAATAGCTTTCAAATGCGTTGAAGTTGTCGGAGGCAAGTGGCCGAGAAATTCTTGATTGCACATCTGCAAGTGGCACGCCAGTCAATTGGGAAACCTCTTGAGCCGTAACGCCAAGACGGTTGATTTCAGCAGCGATCTGCTGGTCCGACAAACCAGGCGTTTGCAAGAAATTAAACAGTTCATCAATACGGGCCATCATCTACTCCTAAAGTTCCTTTGCCAGCACAGTCCATTGTGGGCTGTACCCTTCATCTTTCAAAAATGTCTTGGCCCAGCCCCTTCGGCCTGCCAATGACACCCTGGTGCAACCAATCGATTTGCCCCAGGATTCGATCATCGGTCGCATCCTTGAGAGTTCATCGAGGTCGCCACCAGCCAAGAAGTAATGCAAATTCTTGAGCCTTGGATAGACAATGATCTCAGTCAGCACAATTGATTCGGTTGCAGGCCATGCCTGCAACTTGTTCTGTTTGACCATTTCGAGGACATCCTCAAAATGGTGTGTGCCGCCTGAGTATTCTAATGCCGCCTCCACATGGTGGCGCAGTCTCTCCAAATGCTCAATGTCGCTCATCTCTTGCCAGATGCCACAGCATCAAGCCGCATCACGCCAATGCGCCAGTCGGCCAATGTGTCACCAGTCACCTTCATGTTGACTTGGCGGCCAGAAAAGCGCACTGATGTGGGATTAGCTGCCGTATATGGGCCGTATGAGGTTTGTGAGCCTGTTGGGTACATTCTGGTTTTGAACGAAACCACAGCCTCACCCAATGTCTGCTCGTCGGGAATGACCTCTCGCACGCTCATCACCTGATCGCCATTGCCAATCTGAACCGGGCCAGACTCTGCAAACAGAGATGCGCCATCATAGGCAAAGCCAACTTCATGCTCGTAGATATAGCCGTCACTGGAAACCATCAACGGGTATGTGTACACGCCAGCATCAACGCCAGCCAGACGCGCCAACGACCCAATGTTCCAGTGGTTTTCGCGGTAATTGAACGTGACATAGCTGTCGTTTTCGTTGCTGGCGCTGCTGGGGTAAAACCACCAGATTTCGCCAAACTTACTAACATGGACCGCATAAATTTTGGATGCCTGCGCCAAGTTGATGTTGCCATACACATAGTCTGACACATCACTTGGCAGTGGCTTGACGTAGCCGTCATACATCCAAAAGCCTGCTTTGCTCATCCAGATGGCTGCCGTATCAATGGCCGCCACAGCCTGTGCCGAAATCAGGCCGCAGCCAGAACCAGCCTTTTCAAAGCCGTAGACGAATGGTGCGCCAACATACTGCGCCGTGTGAACGTCCACATCTGTAAACAGCAGGTTGACGCCTTTGACGCGCTTGCCGGCCACAAGAGAGCCAGGTGTGGCCAAGTCGTAATCGCCAGCCAAGTTGTCTGTGCCGGGTGTCCACAGCGTGTTGTTCTCTTGGTCGCACCACTGCACCTTACGCGGGTTGCCACCAGCGCCCAGCGCAAAAATGATGCGCTCTTGCGTGACCAGCACGGCCTCGTTGTTTACGGGTGCGTTGGCAATTGCGGCTGCCAGTGTTGGCGTGGAAAAACCAAGCTGCCACTCGTACAGTTTTCCGTCATGGCTGGAACACGCCACCAAATACTCGCCCCAAGTGTCCAAAGACCATGTGGTGGCGGCGATTGGTGTGCCAGTATCTGGCCGTGCCACGCCATAGGCAAATGTGCCGTAGCTGCTGTAACCGTACCCGGTCAGTACAGTTGAACTGGCGTAGCCTGTAGAGAAGCCTGTGGGCGTGATGTCCTTGAGCGTTCCAGCTTCGTTCATCACATACAGCTTGGAATGCGTGCCAGCACCAATCCAACGGTTGGCGCTGTTGTCGCGCCATGTGATGATGCCTCGGCACGATCCAGTCATCTGACTATTGGACCGCTTGCGCCATCCATTGATGGGCCGCAGCGTGTTTTCGTACCAGCGCACCAGGTTGGCGTCATACCAGCGGCCAGCAGCTTGGTACTCCGTGCCGTTTCGGTAAATGCCTGGTGGCAGTTTGATTGGAATGTACATGGCTGTTAACTCGGTAGGTTTGACACAAACGTCATTGTCGCAATAGCGGATGGCACGGCTGGTCTTGTGGGGCTGGTGCTTGCAGCGAAATGCTCCAGGCTCACAGCAGTGCTGGTGGTGCGCCACATGATCTCAATGTAATCGTTGGCCACCATGCTGGCAAAAAAATTGATGGCAGCAATCAAATGGCTTGGGTCGCCAGCCGATTTTCTGGTTGGCAAATGAAATCTGCTGTTGCTGTTGTCAATATTTGTGCCATTCTTACGAAACCAGATGTCTACATCCTGGCCATCATTGCTGGTGTTTTTAAACTGCAAAGAAAACTGGATGTTCCACAAACCATCAACAGCCACCGTCATGCGGCTGCCGCTGACCACGGTGACGCCATTTGTGAAGTCTGTGGTGTTGAATGTGATCGGGTAAGCCGTGGTTGTGTTTGCAGCCGTTTGATCTGTTGAATCTTGAAATGCCCCATAAGGGTTGTTCAAGAACTTGCCGCCCCTTGGACCAAACAGTGATCCAAGCACTGAAGTCACTTTAAAGAAGTAATTGTTCAATGTGGAGTAGTTTTCGCTGAAGTGTCGGCGTTCGTACACATCAGGCGGGTATCCCTGACTTGGTGCGAATGGGGCTTCAAGCTGCTGTTTTACGTTTGCCATGGCCCAATTTTGCCTTATGTCAGCACTGACAGTGCATGGTTGATGTGCTTGATTCGGTCTTCAAGACCAATAAAGCCGCCATTGATTTTCTTGGTCATGGCCTTGTAGTCTTGGGAATCAGCCAACAGATTCAGCTTGTGGGTGTTCCAAAACCATCCAGCAGTCAGCGCCGCATACTGTGGCGTGGCCACCAACTCAGGCTGCATGATCAGGTCCACGCCAAGCGCCTGCCCGGCATAATGGTAATTTGCAGAACCAGTCAACTGGATGCAGCCGCGACCTCTGAACCTATACCCATCACCAGAGGATTCGTCCCGGTTTCCCATGCGTGAACTATAGACAGTGTTGGCAATCAGCTTTGGATTTCTGGCGCACATTTGCGCCTTGGCTGCATCAAAGCGTCTTGGCCACAGCTTTTGCAAAGCCTCGGCCCGGTAGTTTAAATTCTCTTCCAGCACTGTGAAATTGCCGCATTCATGGCCGCATTGGCCAATAAATGCAGCCTGACGCAGTGGCGTGGAAATGTCAAAACGCGCAAAGGTTTCGTTTAATGCGTCCACCCACTGAGGGCCAATGTGCAGGCGTTTGAGTTGTTCAGCGTTGACCATTTAAAAGATTCCTCACATCGTTGTATGCATCAATGCACGCATTGAGTTGGGCTGTGTTCCTGTCGCCTTGCGCCACTATTTCTGCGATGGCTGCGATGGTTGCTCGTTCGGCATCAGAAGTTTCGTCAGCCTGTCGGTCAGGTTCACTGGCTGCTTCTGGCCGATTTGCGCTGGCAATGGTGGCACTTGCGCTGGCTTGTGAACAACCTGGGGCTGAGATGCGCACCCGGCCAGCACGAATGGCACGATCCAGGTCAGACTGCTTTTGATTGATGGCATTGGTGGACTCCAATAGCTTGGTGGATTTCTCGGTGATCTGTTCGTTCAGCTTTTGCTCAATGCTTCTGGCCTCGTCATTCTTCTTGGCGATGGCCAGCTTCATGTCATTGTCTCGCTCAAGCCAGCCGTAATGGTGGCCGACTTGGTACGTCCCAAACAGCGCCACCATCACGCCAACAATCATCCATGGCATAGGAATCATGACGCTTCGCTCCTTGCGATGGCAATGATTTCGCGCTCATCATCGTCATCCAAATGGTCTGGTGGCGTTGTCGGTGGTGGGCCAGGCGTCCAGCTTTCATCCAGTTCTGGATTCTTCCACACGGGCATTGCGCCAAATGGCTGGCTTGGCAGGCCATAGGCTGACTGCGGAGGTGCATAACTGCTTTGGTTGTAGCCACCCATCATGGGCTGGCACATCGGCTGCTGTGGGGGCTGTGTGAATGCCTTGGAGGCTGTGGACATAGCACGCTTGCCAATCACGCCACCGATGCCGCCCACAATCAGCAGCACGATGTCGTTGAGCATCTTGGTGTAAGCCTGGTCAATAGGGGCCATTGACTTGATGGGCTGCGTCACAAATGTGACTGAATACAGCAGCGCCACCACAATGCCAAACAAGATGATGGTCACGGCCACCACGACAAAAGCCCAGATGCGGACTTCCAGCAGCGCTGTGGCTTCTTCAACGGACAGGCGTTGGCTCTGATGCTGGTTTTGTTTGCTCAATTTGTTTCTCCAAAATGGGTGCAACCAAATATTCAGGGCAAGTCTGCGTGAACTGGCAGCGAGGCTTTTGGCAGCGTTCAGCATAAAAGTTGTCAGGGTTTTGGCAGTAATAGCGATATTGCTCATCGCACCCGGCCAGCAGCATCAACGGCAATATCAATTTCCACATTTTTACTTCCGAATGTAGGTCATGTAAATCATCAAGCCGTAGATGATCAAACCCGCCAAAATGATGATGGCGATGCCGATGGCACTGTATTCAACCAAGCGCTCGATCTTTTGCTTGCGCAGCAATATGGCCTTGGCTGTGGCTTCTTTCTTTTCTCGCCTGCGTCTAGCAGCTTGGGCTTGGAACTTAACCCAATCGTCCCACATACCTGCACGGCCAGCATAGACCATGGATTCACGCAAATGTTCTTCTTGCTGTTTAAGCTGCTCCAGCGCCATGAACTCTTCCATGTCTGAGCGTTCAACACCACCACCTTTTTGCGTGGCTTTCTCTTGGAGTTTGGCCTTGTTGTCAAAATAATCAAAGACACGGCCACCAATGGCAGACAGTTCTTTGCCGTTGGCCAAAGCCGCCTTGATGACGTTGAATGCCGCATTTGCAGCCGCGAGTTCTGCAATCATCGCAACACCTCAACCATGGATTTTGCAGTCCAAATAACAATCCCGACAATAAGAATTGCCGCGACAAGAGCCTCGGCAAATTCTCGCATAGTCAGATTCCCAACAATTTTTTGACAAACTCAGCCGCAACACCTGGGCCAAGCAACACAGCAGCAATCACAGCATAAAGCAGATACTCAATCTTGGCCATGCGTTTTGAGCCTGACTCAAAAGACTTTTGAATGCCCTCATAACGATGGGCGCAAACTTGCTCATGCGTGGTCAATCTGGCCTCCGTTGCGTCGATCTGATCACTCATGGTTTATTCCGGCTGTGTTGGCCAGTCAATTGTCCATGGGAACTTTGACTGTTGTGTGACATCTCGTAATGCTTGGCGGTATGTGGCCCATGCAACTTTGTCCACCGGGGCATCAGCCACCTGAGTCCAGTCGGAGTCCTTCAGCTTCTCTGTACGCTGCGCCCTGACAGAAGCAGCTTCAGAAATTAAGCGGTCAGCGTCACGTTGAGCGATGTATGCAACTTTTTCTTCGGCGCTGTATTTTTCAACGATCTCCCAAGCCTGAGTCGCCACAGCGCCGTTTAGCACGGGCGTGGTCTCTTTAGCTTCTTGAAACTCGGCGTCATAGGCTTCGGGGTCTGAATACTCAAACCGTGCAAAGCCAAAGGCTGCAATAGTTTCATCGTTCAACGGAAAGGCAAACGAGGTGTTTGGATTTGCGGTCTGGATGAAGTGTTCGCCCAAAGGCCACTGAGTTACCACACCGTTTTCAATTTTTGCAAGCATGATTTTTCCTTATGGTGTGCCAACGTCAGTTGATGGGAATGTGCGGGTTGCACCGGGCCAGATGATGCGAACCGCGCCGTTGCCGCCGTTGCCCTGACCCAAAGTTCCCGAGTTGCCTCGACAACCGGGGCCGCCGCCACCAAACACACCGCCAGCGCCTGAGCGTGAGGTAAGTACAGCAAGACCTGTTTGACCGCCAGAGCCACCACCGCCGCCAGCGGCATTATTTGCAGCGCCTGTTCCACTTGTTCCAGTGCCAAGCACCCCAACACCACCGCCACCAGACGCGCTACCACTTGATCCAGTACCGCCACCCGCACCGCCGCCAGAACCATTGCTTCCAGCCGTATTGATAGCGCCAGCGCCGCCTGCGCCTGAATAACCACCTGCGCCGCCGCCACCACCAGAATCGTCATCAGCGGATGTGGTTGCCCCCGCACCGCCTGCGCCGCCAGTACCAGCGCCAACTGTTCCGCCAGCACCGCCGGAAGAAGTTGCCGCAAGTCCTCCTGAGCCACCGTTTGCTTGGACAGTTGATGTCGTATCAAACGATGAATTACCGCCAGCAGTTCCGGGCGCTCCAGCTCGTCCACCAGCCCCAACAATTACCGTGTAAGAAGTTCCAGGTGTGACGGTATGTGTGTTTAGGTATGAGAGTGCTCCACCACCACCACCAGAGCCGCCATTGCCTCCAGTTGTACTAGCGCCACCACCACCACCACCACCAACGCACACAACGCTGACAGAAGTGACACCAGCCGGACAAACCCATGTAAAGGTCCCCGGCACCGCATAGAAAGATTCGCCTCTTGCCACTTCAGTTTCTCCTAGTGAAGTTGTATTAGATGAAAACATCAATACCCCTTAGACGGTGTAGTTCTTGCCAGCCTCGGAACCATACCAGTTGGTTCCGTCAGCCGTGAACACATACTTGTCCAGCTTGGACGCAGTGGCCGTGATCGTCGGCGCAGTGCCAGATGGCCACTTCACAGCCGCTGGCCATGTCGCAGTGCGTGAGCCTGTGCCGTCTTGCTTTAACAGCAAAGTGAAGCTCTTGCCAGCCGTGGCTGTTGGGAAGGTGAACGTGCAGTTGCCTGTCAGCGTCAGGATTTGGACCGTGCCGTTGGCCAGGTCAATCGTGTAAGCCGTGCTGGTGTTGGCTGTTGCTACTTCCTCGGTGTACCCGTTGGTGAACACGCCAGCCTCAATCGTCTTGTTGGTCAGCGTCTGCGTGGCAGTTGTACCCACAACGCCCGTCAGTGTGTTGTCGGCGTAGGTGATTGTCTTGTTAGTCAGGGTCTGCGTACCCGCCAAGGTCACATCGCCGCCACCAGTGCCTGCGCCAATGGCTGTCCTGAAATCTGACGCACCCAAAGCCGACACCGAGTTGTCTGCGTTAAACCGTGGAAATGTCACAGCAGACGGGTTTGTCACTGTGAACAAGTTGCCGCCCAAAGTGGTAGCCCCAAGGCTTGTGCGGGCAGCAGACGCTGTTGCCGCACCCGTGCCGCCCTTGGTGACCTTCAGCACTGGACCTGCATCAAACAATGCATCAATGCTGTCCAGATCGGTGTTGATCTTGGTTCCCCAAGTGTCAGTCGATGCACCAACCTCTGGTTTGGTCAGCAATAAGTTCGTGGTAGTTGTATCAGCCATTTTTTGTCCTCATGACAATGGATTCCAAGTTTCTGAATTATCGGCTATTGGCGACCATGTTGCGGGCGTGTCTGAGATTCCAGAATAATTTTCCGGTACGTCAGAGATGGCAGACCAAGTGACAGCGTTGTCTGAAATTGCGTTGTAAGTCTCATCCTGATCAGGAATGTCGTTCCACAGGTAAGCGCCAAGTATGAAATCAAAGATAGATACCGACTCAGTGACGCCCGTGCTGTAAACGCTACCTGGGGCATCCAGCAAATCTTGCGCAAAGCCTTGCTCAAAAGCAAAAGCAGAGAATGTGGACGCCACAACAAACGACACATCCAAGCCGGAGGCCAACTCAGCAATTGACCCACCAAAACTTGCAGTTGCAGTCAATGACTCTGATGCCGTTGCAGATTCTTCAATGAGTCTTGCTATTGACAGGGTTTTGTCTGTTACGTCATTGATCTGGCTGGACTCAGAGACAGATACAGTCGAAACCTGCAAGGCTTGAGACAGATCCAAACCTTGGGCTGCTTCATTCGATGCCGCGCCAAACGTGCTGGCGGCAACAGTGCTGCTGTCGGTAATCGTGGCAAATTCTGAAATAAACCGAAACGATGAAAGGTTTGCAAACGCCGAATCGGTAATCGTGCCAGCTTCAGAAATGTTGTTTGAAAAAACTCCCAGCGCCGTAATACTGTCCGCGCCTGTGGCTGTTTCTTGCAATACACATAGAGCAATCCACTGCGCAAGGATTGCATCTTGCGCAGTTGAGGATTCTTCAACAAACGCAGCGTAAACCGCCCCGGTTAATGGCAGGGTGGAAAACGGTGCTTCTGAAAAGGCAGAAAAACCAAACACGTTTATTCCTGTAGCTCTTCAGGCGGTAATTCAATTACCTGCGCAAGCATCCACACTTGCCGCCACACGCCATCAGCATCTTGCTGCGGGTCTTGCTCCACAGCCACCATGCCACCTTCACGGGGCATCGGTGTTGGCATCACCAAAGGAATACCTGCGGCTGTGAGTAGTTCAACATTTGCATTAGCAGGGACACTGCCATCGGGATTGAGTAGGAATTGTTTTGGCATATCAACCTCAGAAAAAAGTCACGACTCGGACGTAACCATTGCCGCCGTTGCCGCCAGCACCGGAGTTAAAAGTTGCCAAAGAAGCGCCGCCGCCACCACCACCGCCGCCGGGATAGCCTCCATTGCCTCCAGCGCCACCGTTGGCTGTAATAGAAGAAGCGCCGCCGCCGCCGCCATTACCGCCCAAATAGTAATTAGTGGAGTCTGCGCCGTTGCTGCCTGCTCCGCCTGATGTCCCCCCAAAACCGCCGCCGCCTATATTTGAAGTTGACGTACTATCTACACCAGAACCACCCAACCCTCCCTCACCACCACTAAGTGCGGAGGGAGTTGAGGTAATACCGCCGCCACCCCCTCCTCCTCCGGCACTTTTACCTCCTCTGCCACCGGGAGGCCCAGCAGATCCTGCTGTTCTACTACCCCCACGCGACGAATAAAGGTCGCTATTTGTTGTAGTGTTTGCTTGGCTAGCAAAGAGGACAGGAGCATTTGCTGTGTTAGCTGTTGCAGCGCCGCTACCTTGGGACGCGGCCTGACCACCAGTCCCTGCTGATCCGCCACGGGCAACGCCCCAAGAACCAAAGCTGCTGTTGCCGCCAATAGTGCCGTTGTTACCGTTGCCAGATGTTGTTTGAGCAGCGCCACCAGTGCCACCAGCACCAATCGTTACAGTTTCTGTTGAGCCCAAAGATACAGCCGGAATCCAAAGTTCAGCCCACCCACCACCGCCAGCACCCTGACCACCTTGATTGGGGTTTACTGGAACTGCAAGTTGTTTGTGGCCAGAACCCGCGCCACCCCCTGCGCCTTGCATCAACACATAGACCAGCTTTGCACCTGCTGGCTTAGTCCATGTTGATGTACCAGTGGAAGTGAACTCTTGGATGTCTGCGCTGGAGATGCCGCCGCCGCCACCGGATTGAAAGGTCGCGGCTACGTTAGGCCCGTTGGATGTCAGCACTTGCCCTGCCGTGCCGAATCCATTGCTTGAGGCCACGGCATACTCGCCGGGGTACGTTACAAAAACGTCTTTGCTGTTTGAGCCAAAGTTGACCACCGACCCGCTGTTGCTGGATTCAATAATAATGTCCCGGCTAAGTGTTGTTCCGCTGGCGGTGTAAGCGCCGATACCGACCTCCCACGTTCCAGCAGAAGAGTCAACAATTGCGTAATAAGTGGCGTTTCCATCACCAACCGCAGAAAAAGACTGAAAACCAGAAACCGCACCCGCCAAAGCCAAAGCACCAGTCCCAGCAGTGGTGCTGGTTTCTTTTATCCTGTCTTTAAGAACCAAAGCCATTTCAATTCCTTAAAAAAATACACCCGCCGAAGCGGGTGCTGCGCTGCATTTAAAGCGTCACCCGATCAAGCTGCGTCAAGGCTGAAAGTGTAAGTCACATTCAATGTGTCACCACTCACCACAACTCGGTCGCCAGGGGATTGGAAGTCAGATGCGGAGAACAATGTTCCCGATGTGCCAGTGTCCACGCTGGCCAAGAATGCACCAGCCACAGTGCCGCCAGCACCAGAAATGGTAAATGAGGCCGGAGAGGCTGTGTTGTTCAGCACCGATGGGTCAGCAGTAGTGGCTGTGCCAAACGTGGCGGCTTTGCGGCTACCAGAGTAATTGGTGAACTCTGTCCAGCCAGCGTGTGATGCCAGTGTGTCACCAGCCGCAATGGTAGTGCCAGAGCCTGGGCCAGTAATGAGGCCAAGATACCAGGCAGTGATCTGCGTTGCGCCGTCCAAATAGACAGACACCATGCTTTGCAGACCCTGGTTAACCACCAAGTTGGGCGTGTTTTCCTCCCACTTTACTTGACCGTCAGCACCAACGCATTGGATCTTATAAACGCCGCCAGCACGGGCTTGGACTTTAGGTTGTGCGTTACACACTAAGCCAGAGGACACTGTGTCGGTGGATTTTGCAAAGTTGTTCATGATCGTTCCTTTATCCAAAAGTTTTTGCTCGGGTCAGCAGCACGCCGCCTGATGTTGAGGCCCGGCTATCTGCTGTGCGCAAATCATTCAATGCACGCTCATACAGCGTTGCCCATGTCTGGATTCTCGCATCATCTTGCAAATATGGAGCAGCCTGAAGCAATGCGCCATACAAATAAATGTCTGGGCTGGATGTCAAAAGCCAATTGTTGGTCACGCTATCTGACAACTTTGTTAACTTGGCAAAATACGTTAGTTCTGCCGTGTAAGTTCCGTCAGGCGTTGGAGAAATCCGCAACTGATTTCCCACCACGCTGAAGAACCTTGGCTTTCCGCTGGCCGTGTAATGCGACCGCGCCTGATCCATGTCATCGCTGGACAAAAATTCCAAAGGTGTCAATGGATTGGTGCTGGTCAGCTTCAGCGTTTTGACTTCCAAAAAGTCAGCAGGCACTGCGCTGTACTCAGAGGTAAAAGAAGCATTGGCACGCACGATCATCTGACGGGTGCGCAGCGTGCGCTCAATCTGAGCCTCGGCCAAAGAAATAAAGTCGGGAATCGTGGCCGACAAGTCTGACCTGTTTAGCCAGTCGGCAATCGATGTCCTCAACTCGGTGTATGTGCTAAGTGCCATTTGCAGCCTCTTTGTCCAGTTCTTCCTTCACGATCCATGTGTGGTCGTGCCGAAATTCAAACGTGCCAATATGCCCAATCTCTTTGGACACATCGTGGTCGATGTATATCTTGTAACCAAGTTCTTGCGCTTTTTTACAAAAGAACACATCCTCACCCATGTAGCCACGACTTGTCTGCCAAGGCATATCGAACCATGGTTCAGACATACCCTCAAACACCTCGCGCTTGATCAGCATTATGCCCGTGCCAATGCTGCCAACCTCTTGCAATCCTGTTGATTCTGGCATGGTGTAGACAGCCACACGCTTGCCGTTCTCGTCATAGTTTTGCGCCGTTGGCCCCGTTGGCATTCTGCGCCGTGCGCAGTTGGCTGCAACAATCGCTTTGTCATGCGCCAGCAGTCGTCCCACCAAGTCTTGGGGAAAAGTCATGTCGCTGTCGATAAACAAAATGTGCGTGCATCCTTCAGCCATTGCATCTAAGCAAAGGTCAGCCCTTTGGTTTTGGATGATCGTGCCCTGCATCAATTTCAGACTGATAGCGTCTTCTGTGTTGAGCGTGTGGTAAGCCACCATATTCACCATGCAATAGGTGTAATTGGTATGCACCTGGTCACGGGCTGGGGTGCAGACAGCGATGTAATTCATACTTTTCCTGGTCGAGTTCTGAAGAATTGATTGTCAGAGTCGTTCAACCAGCGTTTCATGTATTCCTGATCGTCAATCTTTCCCTCGGCCTTCATCTTGTAATACAAGGATTCGGGGATGCTTGCAACCAAGTGCCATTCACCTGTCCAGTTGGCTTTCTCGTCAACTGCATTGTAAATGGCTTTGTTGGCTTCAATCACTGCCGTGACATCTTGCTCTGTCTCAATAGTCACATCGCCTGTCTCAGCATTCTCATGCCAAAAGCGTTTGATGCCTTGATCTTTGTTTTCGCTTAAAAGTCTTTTGTGGATCATTTTAAAAAAAAGGCCAGGTTTCCCTGGCCTTTTCCGTTTGCTTCAAATTAAGAAGTAACCAAGTCAGCAGCCAAGCCGTGAGCGTTTTCAGCCAACACTTTATGGCCCCACTCAACGATCAGCATACGCTTCTCGGCATCGCCTGTCTTGGCCAATTCAACTTGCTGGTAAGGACGCAGCACAGTCATCTTGGCGTAGTCAGGATCAATCACCCAGGCGTCACGCTCACGCTGGAATCGGTTGGCGATAACTTGCACGTTGCCGAAATCGGAAACGTAGATGTCAACAGCGCCGACCAGAGTTGCAGGCTTTGCACCACCGTCGATGTTGAAACGGCTGGACGCGATGCCGGAGAAGCCGGACACGCGCTGCTTATTCACAGGACCGCACATCAAAATCTTGGGAGTGCCGCCAGCAGTCCAGACCTTCTGGATGACGTTCTTCAAGATGGTTTCAGTGAAGGTACGCACGTTGCCATCTGTACGGGCGCTGTTTGGCAGCGTTGTGTACGATGGGTCAGCACCGTTAGTTTGCTTGTCGGTGTTTGTTTTCACAAACGCGCCCAAAGAAGCAGACACGCGGGCAGTGGTGGAATCACCAGCAACAGCGATGCCGCCGTTCAGCATGACGAATTCTTGGTCACGCTTCAACTCAGAACCGCGCTTGGCGATCTGATAGGCCAGTTCAGAACGACGACCAGCTTTGTTGACCACTTCTTCAGTGGCCGACAAGATGATTGTCTTGCGGCTGATCTGTGCGTAGTTTTGCAAACGCACAGTGGCTGTGACGGCGTCAAAGCTGCTGACGTCATCGCCTTCCAACTGAGCATTGGCTGCGGCTGCGGCCAATGTGTCGGTCTGCCACTCAAACAAGCTGTTGGACACGTTTTCACGGCCAATGTTGCTCATGTAAGGGGTTTCTTCGGGTGCAATGTTTGTGATCACATTGGACAGGTCTTCACGAATACCCTTTGCAGAGTAGGTCGTGAACGTGTTGCTTACGATTGCCATTTTGATTACCTCAGTAAAAGTTCAATTGCAGAAGCCGCATCATCGACGCGACCAGTTTTTGCAAGACGCTGCTTTGCCCTCGTACTCTCTGTTGTTGTCGAAACCCGACCCGCTGCCCCAGGCTTGGCGGTTCGTGGGCCATTGTTCACAACAGGCTTAATGCCCTGGCGTTTGCTCATCATCTGGTCATACAACCCTGCTTTACGCAGAATCAAAACCAGTCGATGGTCGTAAACGCTCTTCAAGTCATCCTCAGAGAAACCTGCCGCCTTCGCAGATTCAATCACCAGCGCCTTTTCGGCTTGCGCCTTCTTAGGGTCCCGCCATTCTGGCAAGGCCGACAGCAGTGCATCTTTCTGGCCGGAAAGATGCTCTTCCATCGCACGCTGTTGCTCATACTGAGAAACCTGAGATAAACGCTGCTGTTCGGCTTGAATAGCTGCGGCTTTCTCCTGTCTCTCGCGCATGACCTCTTTGGTCCGCATCCACTCGATTGGGTCTTCATGATAAAGACGGTCCAGATCGACTTGCGGCTCTGTCGCTTGAAGCTGTGCTTGCAATGCACCCAACAACTGAGCGTACTGTTGACGCTCGGCCCGGACTGCTTGCGTTTCTTGCTCGACTTGCTTTCGCACTTCGGCAATCTGCTGCGTTTTCCGGGTGTAGTCCTGTGTCCGTGAATAGCCGTTCTGAAGCTCCTCCAGCGTCACGGAAACTTCCTTGCCGTCAACTTTGACGGTGAAAGTCTGCGATGGGTCTTGCTCTTCTTGCTCTTCACTTTCCTCGGACTGTTCCTCTGATGCTTCTTCCTCTGGCGCGTCTTCCACACCAGATTCATCTACATCAGAAGCCGCTGTCTCAGTGTCCTCTTCGGACTCCTCGACTGGCTGCGCCTCGTCAACTTGTGCTTGTCCTTCTTCAGGGGCCATCATTGCCGAGATAGCAGTGGCCGCATCGGCCACATTCATTGCTTGAGATTCTGACATCATTTACCTCAAATTAGTTTTTGCGTGCGCTCGGCAGATTTCTGTGCAATCTTGCCGTTGTCCATGATCTTGATCAATTCCTGACGCAGGCCGTCAATGGCCTGCAACATACACCAAGCTGTCTCGCGCTTTGCGGATTCTTCGGGTTTCGATGAACGAAATGCCCAAAGCTGTTCCCCTTCAAGTTTTGCAATTGCAGTGTTGAGGGTTTCGTCCTCAAGAATCTGCTGGGCCTTTCGGCCCTTCCTAATTTGGTCTTCGTTGGTCACTGTGCCATTCCGTTAAAGGTTGATGGAGCCTGCTGTGATGGCTGCTGAACAAGCTGTGACGCTTGCTGCTGCGCAATCACCGCCTGCTGGCGTATCGCTTCACGATCAATATTTTGCGCAGCGTCAATTTCCGCTGTGCTGATCTGTGAGTTGTACTTTAACTCAATTTCGTACTTTTTGAGATACAGATCTTGCGCCATCTGGTCGCGCTTCAAATCGTCATCCATCATCATTTGCTGGCGCTGGAGTTCCAAATCGGCAGCCTTCTTCTGGATGTCGGCCTTGATGCTTTCGGCCTGCACCTGCGCCAAGATTTCTTCTGGCGTTGGTTTTGGTTGTGGCGCTGGTGGCACATAGTCGGCTGGAATGTCTTGGAAGTAGCTGGATGCATCCTTAAACCCAGACAATTCCACGATCTTGCGCAGCGTGTTGCTGAACTGCTGTGGCGTAACCAATGGGTTGGTCGGGCCAAGCTGCTGCAAGATTTGCTCTTGCTTGGCCATGATCATCATCAAGGCTTGCAAACGCTCATTGGTATCGCCATTGCCCAGGGCAATGTTGATGCTGGCATCCATGCCAGCCTCCCAATGGCGCGGGTCAATAGCCACCCACTCGTTGCGCATACGCACCATGCGCTGCTTGTCCTGGTGCGTGACAACCAAGAACAAGATGCCCTTAAACAGCTTCTTCATGCCTTCGGCCAGCAAACGTGCTGTGAGTTCAATGCGGCCTTGGCTGGCTGAAATGGTGGCGTTGACGGCTGCCTTGGTGCTGGACTGCAATGCATCAGCATTCAGACCCATGGCCGCCTTGCTCATGCCGGTGCGATCTTCCTTG